CTCAACCTCTTCTACGGTCAGAAGTATGAGTGTCCAATCTGTATGGACGAAATCTTTGGAAGCAATCTCCATATCACCAAGTGTGGACACTTCTTTTGTAAGGAATGTATCGCCGGTCTACCAGCCCAATGGGAACGCACTGATGGATGCCCCAGTTGCCGAGCAAGGGCGTAAGTGTAGGGCGATGTAGTATTTTCCGCAGACTTATCCTATAGGAACTAAACATTGTAAGGCAAGACGCAACTCTGCGATTTACCTTACACTGCCCTACATTGGATTGATTTATATTAGAAACTCTGTATATAGGAGATGGACTTGACCGCAACAAGGAGACTGCCGAGAGACTATGGTTCTGATGTAGTTGACATCCTTCGCAAGATGTCTTTTACCAACCTACTCCACTTCCACTTGATGGGCAGTGCGTCGCTCAAGGAGCAACACTTTGCCGGAGACTATGATGCTTACGAGCGTGTGCCTATCAAGAGCATTGCGTCTGCGGTTCAGCAGTTCCAACACATCATCCGGTCTCTGATGGACACTCCACTGACCTACATTGGAGACATCAAGAGCGGTGAAGTTGCCGAATGGAAAGTCTTTGGTGAAGATGAAGACTACAATGCCGTGCGGATACGCAAGAAGTTGGATGCTCTGCGTGGGAAGAGGGGCATCACCGAGCAAGAGTATAAGGATGCCGTTGCTATGCTTGTGCCGAGACCTACACCCTATCAAGTGCTGGAGATACGCAGAGACCTACGCTTCCATATTGTGCGGTGGACTGCGAAGGAGGTCTTGAAGGGTAGCAAGTTGCTACACGATGGACGCACCTACACACTTGCCGATGCGTTCAAGACACCCACCATTACCAAGTTGGATGTCATCTCGTGGGTTGCTGGAAACCGCTTCACTGACTTCAGTTGTATCTATGAGTTCGTATTGAAGGGCAAGGTTCTCAATAGGGGCATCAAGGATGTGGAACAAGCACTGAAGGAGAACATCCTCCAACTCTATCACGATAAGAACTACTTCAAGATGGCGAAGCGTATGTTTGCCCTCGCGAAGTTCAAGGGGTCATACCCCCTACTGACCGCATTGTCGCCACTGTTCAATGGAGACTTGGGACGCCTCTATATGGTCTATGGCGACTTGGGAACGCTGGAGTATATGATGGAGAACTATAGGCATCTTCCACAGCAAAAGATACAGTTTGAGATTGACCAGTTCAAGAACCGCTTGGGTGCTGTTGCGATATCCAAGTCCGCAGAGGTCAGTGATATCATAGAGCAACTGCTCCATCTCCACGACTACACCGAGAACTCTGCCCAGATGCTTCGGCTCATCCGACAACTTAAAGAACGCCTTGAGAAAGTGCTGTCTGAACAATCTTACGAGTATCTGAATGACGCGAAGTTGCTTCCACCTCCTATGAGTTTCTTACCGCCCAAGTAGACCCTAAAATGCGTCTATTAAAAAACTTGGGAGACTATATACGATGCCTTCACTCTCCTTTGAAGAGGACAAGTCGTCAAGACCCATCGCCATCGTCAAGGGCGGAGATTATGACGGAGAAATCCTTTACCTCCACGAAGACGAGAAGAAGAGCAAGAAGGGACGCACGACCGAAGTCTCTGCCGTCCGGTATGAGAAGGACTTGAAGCACTTGAAACCGGTTCAGAGGGTCAGCGTCTTCAACCGCATCCAAGACGGCATTCGCAAGGGCGAAGAGGATTTGATAGGCGAAGATGATATAGTCAAGGCACTCTACAAGAAGATTAAGAAGGACCAAGAGCGTGATACGACTATCAATCTCCCAGATGACAGCACTTTCACCCTTATTCCGTCCCCAGACCCCAAGAAGCGTGAAGTCTGGTATATCGCTGGAGCGTCCGGTTCTGGTAAGTCGCATATCGCACGGCAACTTGCCGAAGGATATAAGAAGTTGTTCAAGGACCGAGAGATATACCTCATTAGCAAGTTGAATGAGGATAGCACTCTGGACACAATGAAAGTCGGCAAACCGAAGCGTATCAATGTATCCACCCTCGTGGAGGACTATCCGGCACTGGATGAGTTCAAGGATTGTATGGTGATTTTTGATGACTACGACACCTTTGTTGGACCAGAAGGCAAAGCAGTTCAGACCCTTATTGATGATTTGGCGATACAAGGTCGGCACAGCAACACCACAATGCTCTGTCTGACCCACTACATCACCAACTACAAGAAGACACGCCTATTGCTCAACGAAGCAACCCACTTTGTCGTCTATCCTCAAGCGACTTCCTACCACGCACTCAAGTATCTCTTGACCACCCACATCGGTATGGACGCGGAAGAAGTCAAACGCCTACGGAAACTCGGTCGCTGGATATGCGTAGCAAAGAACTTTCCGCAATACCTCATCAGTCAGCATTTCGCAAAGGTGCTTCACCAAGAATGAGATGGATTTATTTAGGAGGAGTATATATATCAGATGGCGACCTCTTCTCTTGCCGAGATTGAGACTGGACACTCGTTAGGTCTTGCTTACCTCTCCGACATCCCTCAAAATGTGGATAGTATCGCAGCCGGTGCGAACATCACTATCACGACAGTGGGGACGGTCAATACAATCGCAGCCACTGTGCCTATCCAGACCATTACCAATGGGCAGAACATCTCGGTTGCTTATGACAGTGGAACAAAGACGGAGACCATTACTGGCGTATCCTATCTTCCAGTCGGAAACTACTGGGATACTGGGGCTTCTACTCAAACTCTGACGAGCAAAAACACAGCCTATCCGTTTGTGTCTGCGACAACCCACACAATCTTTTCTGGCGTTCCTACTGCGAACTGGACTGGAATGTTAGCCACTACCATTGACCTTCAGAACCCCCAAGTCATTATCAATATGTCAACTGCGACAGCACCCCAACCTATTTCTATTTCCTTTGGTCTCTATGTTGGAGATTTAGCCACAACTAATCAAATCCTAACGACACCAGCGACCATCTGCCTTCAGACCTTCACCGCGACTGGAACTGCGAACCAGTGGTATGCGTCTGGTTATTGGGATGTCGCGGTCGCCACTAAAGGCGGAGGGATTACCACTGTAAATCCGGCAGTCTCTTGCTATGTCTCCTTCACTACTGCGGACACCACAGTTGTCTCGGTTGTTCTGCCGACGACAACACGCTTTTCTGTTTACAGTGCTGGTCTGATTGTCAGCAAGTAATACAATCAAACTTCCTTGCCTTGTCTTTAAATGCTTTCTCCTCATATATTTTTACGGAAGTCTGTAAAACTGGGGGTTGCGGATAACAAACGCCAGACCATCAATAAGCCGGAGGAGTGCTACATACTCATCACTATTGCGTTCCAATGAACTCAACAGCGATGTAAGGCGATTGATAAGGTCTCTCAAGAAACGGTCGGAGATGCTGTATCGGATGGGGGTCATTCTACTATGGGGGGACTTAAAGAACAGTTGGTATAATGAGAAGGAGTATCATCATAGAGATATATAATGAGAACTTGTTATGTAGGGTGTAGAATATAATGAAAATAGGTTATGTAGGCAATGTAGGGTCGTGTAGCCTAAATCGCAGAGTTTGGCGGTTGGACAAACGATTTTCAATCCCTATAGAGAAAGTTTGCGATTTTGCTTACATTGCCCTACACAACCTACATTGACTTTTGAGATTTAGGTCATAAAACCCAAAAACCCCTAAACTGCGATTTACCCTACACGGAGGAAAATCGGTTTCAATGTCCCCCAAAAAAACACCCAACTCTTATAAATGGATACCCAAACCCTAATGACCGGTTCAGTCGGCGGTATCTCGGTTGCTCTTCTCATCGGTGTTGCCGTTGCTATCTACAAGGTGGTCAACCACAAGCGTTGCCGTTCGGTGTGCTGTGGGCAGAAGATGGAAGCCAGTCTTGACATAGATGCGACCACGCCGAATACTACGGCTTCAAAATCTATTCCTATACTAAAGGATGACCAGTCTTCAGCAAGTTGAAGCCTATTCTCTTGGAGACGATGACCTTGCGACTATCCTACCGAACTCCCACATCTTCCTATACCCATACCTCAAGAAGGTCAAGGACATTGACGAGATTTTTGATGACGAAGGAAGGGCATTGATGCTCTATCTGACTGAAGACAAACGCACTGGACATTGGGTCGCCATCTGTCGCTATCCAGACCACATTGAGTTCTTTGACCCTTATGGTGAGCGTCCAGACCAAGAACTGAACTGGTTAGGCAAGGGCAAACGCGTGGAACTGGAGGAGGACAAACCCCTCTTGAGCAAACTGCTACGAGAGAAAGGACTTCCGGTTGTCTATAACAAGCACCAGTTCCAAAAGGATGGTGATGATATCGCCACTTGCGGTCGCCATTCTGCTGTCCGACTACTGTTCAAAGACCTATCGTTGCCCCAGTATGCGAAGATGATACAAGAAACCGGTCTTGCTCCAGACGAGTTCGTCAGTAGGATAACATTTCCACTGATTAAAAAGTAAGTGAAGGATATATAGGATGTCTATGAGAAGCAGTGTATCTTTCACCGTCGGTGCTGGAACGCCAGAAGACCCAGACATTGTCTACTACAATGCCGACATCATCAACGACAACCAGACCAAGCAAGTGCCGATTGGTAATGACCCAGTTGTCCGGTTTCAAGAGACACGCTCCACCGCACTCATTAAGGACATTAGTCAGTTCTACTTCTCTATTGTTCGCTTCACGATGGATGGTCCTAACAAGGACTTACCGCTCTTTCTTCCCACTGTCCAACTGGGGCAATCGGATGTTGACTTGACTGCTTACTCTATCGGTATTGGGTATAAACCGCAATCAACCTTCACTTATGGAGACTACAGCGGTATTCCTAACCTCTATGCTCGTGGGTTCGTCAAGTATCTGACCGAGACGGCTGCTTATTACAATGGAAGTCTGCCGTTCCCCAATCCTCCTCTGACCCAGCAAGACATTCGCGGTGTCTATTACTTCGTCTATACCTATCAGCACTGGCTTGACCTCTGTAATCTGCTCTTCTTCCAACTGACGAGCGATGCCCCAGTCGCACCGTCTGCTTACTTCCCCACCGGCAATCTTGCCTACCAGTTTGCTATCACCTACGGTGCGTCCACTGGTCATATCGCCCCTACGGTTCTCCAACTGCCCACCGCGTCGGCTCATAATGGACAGACTTGGGCGGTGGAAAGCACTGGTCGGTTCTACTTGAGCAACGGCACTGTCTGGACACTCCAAGCATCTCCGGCACTAACTCCATCAGACAGAAACTCCATTCCTCCGCAGTTCCAATACGATGCTACCTCCGGTCTTTTCAGTCTTTATGTCCCAGACACTTGGCTTTATAATACACCCATCGTTCCTCCGTTTCTTCAAGCAGACCTCTACACAATGTATTTCAACACCAATATGTTCGGTCTCTTCACCAACTTCAGCAACTTCTACATCGGCAATGAGGCGAATGGTCAAGTCAACCAAATCATCTTCCAAGACAAGTTGGGAAAGAACAAATATACCGACCCATCCTTTAATGACTTTTGGTTTCTGACCCAAGAACACGAAAGCACCTCGTCGCTATGGTCTCCGATATCCTCATTGGTCTTCACCTCAACCCTCATCCCCATCTTCCCAGAGAATACTGGACAACCGATTGTCTTCGGCGGAACGAACAACACCGCCAATCTGAACTCCTCCACGAGTGCCTTCCAGCCTATCATTACGGATATTGCTCTTCCGATGGGGTCTGCCTACGACTACCGAACATTCATTGAGTATGTCCCTTCGGCAGAATACCGTCTGTCCGCCTTTACTGGCTCAAAACAAGAACTCCGGAACATTGATGTTCAAGTCTTCTGGAAGGCTCGTCTGGACAATAACCTCTATCCGGTGCGGATGTTCAATCTGTCCTCCGTGTCCATCAAAATGATGTTCCGCAAGAAGTCGGCGGATGGGATTTACAAGGGCAGTTGAGAAATATCGGCAGAATAAAAACGGCAGACTGAATATACCAGATGTCTGCCGATATTGAGAAGTTGGCTGTTTTTGACGACCGCATCGTCCAGTCTCGTCCCAAGTATGCCGTTGAGAAGGGTGCGTTGTCCCTTACAAACTCCCCTTTCCAAGCCATCGCAGCCAACGGTTCGCAGATGACTTTCAACATCAATGTTCCCTCCGAGAATGTGTTCGTTGACCGTGCCGTTGAGTGGACTTCGGCGTGTTATCTTCAGTTCACGGCGACGCCCACAACGGTCGTGAACGCCACACCGGTTGCCCTCTTCGGTCGCGACCTTGCTCTGGCTGCCTTCCCTCTTCACAGTCTGACGCAGACGATGACGGCGACCATCAACGACACGACAACCACCATCAATCTTGGTGATGTTCTCTATGAGGTTCTCCGTCTCTCCGACTACAAGAAGAACCGAGCCCAGCGGACTTGCCCCACCTACCTTGACACCTATGCCTCCTACAACAGTGCCTACCAGACGAACAACAACCCTCTGGGCGGATACGAACTGGCGACGGACAGCGGTGTCGTGCCGAACGGTGCGTGGGGTCAAGTCCAGTGGACGAACCCAACCGGTGCTCCGCTGTCCGGCACTGGAACATACACGAGCGGTGGTATCACGGTCAACTATGTCGGTGGTGTTCCCCAGCAAGCCACCGGCACTGCGGCTTACCCTCTGTTCATCAAGTTCTTCAGCACGGAGAAACTCGTCCTTTCGCCGTTCGTCTTTAGCGACACGCACGAGCAAGAGACTGGTCTCTTCGGCATCCAGAACATCCAGTTGGTGATGAATATGGCTGTTCCTTCCCAGACTGCGACAGTTGGGCGTGTCATCCGTAGCACGACTGCTGGTGGTGTCGCCATCAGTGCCGTCGCCTACAACCAGACGACCTCTCTTGGAACGCCCTTCACGAACGCTGTAGTGAATGTTCAGTTCCTTACGCCGTCTCTGGACATCCCTCTTCCGCCCAAGAGTGTCGTGCCGTATATGGAGTTCCCTCGCTACATCAGCAATCAGACTTTCCCCACTGTCGGTGCTGGTCTTACAGTTTCTCAAGTGCGTTCGCAGACAATCACGCTCCCCCAAATCCCAGACCTCCTCATCATCTACGCCAAACCGACGGTGTATACGGCGACAGATGCGGATTACTACCTCCCTATCCAGCGTATCAGTGTCAACTTTGACAACTTCAGCGGTCTGCTTTCATCGCAGACGGCACAGCAGTTGTATGGAATGACCTTCCGCAACGGTCTTGATATGGACTGGGAGCAGTGGAGCGGTCTTGCGACGACGGCGTCCGCACCGGTCGGCAGTGTCCGCACGACTGGCGGTTTCCTCGTCCTCAAGCCGTCTCAAGACATCACCCTCCAGAGCGGACAAGCACCGTCGCTCGTGGGCAACTTCACCTTCCAGTTCAACTGCGATGTTCTCAACACCTCTGGTGCTGACCTCTCCGCACTGACGCTCTATGTCATCACGGCGAACTCTGGCTTCTTTGAGAGCATCAAGGGGTCATCGCGTGTCATCAAGGGTGTGCTTACAGAGGCGGATATCATCTCTGCTCCTCTTGCTCCTATGGGAACGCGTGGTGCGTTGACGCGTGTGGTTGGAGGCAAGTCAGTTCTCCACCGTCTCGGCAATATGATGAGCCGTGCGAAGGATATGGTGCTTCCGGCACTGAAGACGATGACTGGGATGGGTTCAACTGGCGGTGCGATGACTGGTGGGGCGTCCACTGGCGGACGCAAGAAGGCGTCTCTGGCTGCTCGTCTCCAGTAAATAGACCACTTTAATATCGTATTCAATACTATAGAATGAGTGTATCCGGTCTTCTTGCCTCATCAACCCTCAACAGCATCATACCCAGTGGGTTTGCTATTATACCGGCTGGACAGTTTCTTGTTGTTGTTCCAGTTCCTATGTCTAAAAGTCTAATCTGGGCTGATGCTATCATTCAAACCTCTTGGTTCGTAAATCCAGACCTTTTGTTTGATTTTCCATCCGATGGAACGATTTTAAGTGCGTATGGAGGGGGGACTAATGGTGATGGTGATACTCCATCAATCTTTATATTTATATCGGCTGCCCAAGACCACAATACAAAGGTCTACTGGAGCGTCTTCAGCACTGGAACAGAGGGAAATCAACCACCGTAAATGACGCGAACTAAAACCGCAGAGAAGACTATAGAATGAGTGTATCCGGTCTTCTTGCTGGGTCAACCCTAAATACTATTATTCCCAGTGGGTCTGTTGTTATACCGGCTGGAGAAATAATCATTGAAGTCCCAGTTCCCTTTACTGTTTGGCTTGATGGTGTCGTTCAAACTTCTTGGTTCGGATTTGAAGATGCGTATGCTTTACCAACAACCGGAACACTTTTGACGGCGTCTGGGCGTGGAACTTTTGGAACTGACATTCCCCTTATTAGAATACTTATTAATCCAGTTCAAGACCGCGATGTAAAGGTCTTTTGGTCTGTATTAAGCAGTGGAACAGTAGGCAATAACCCATTTTAAAATCTCTACGCCTCCAATAAAGGATGTCCGGCAACCTCCCTCCAATCAAAATCCCCACAGAAAACTTCTGGACACAGAGTGGGGACGGCAACATACTCCCCTACATCGCTACAATCAAGATGGTCGCCTCCCACAGCACGAACCCAAATGAACCTATCCAGTTGTGTAAGGGTCATTCCAATCAGTTTATCTGCCTCAAGTGCGACAAGTTCTACCCTACGATTACGACGAAGTAAACGCTGTCTCCACCTATTCCATATGAGCATTGAACCAATGCTGTTATGGATTACCAAAGCAAGTGTATCGCCAAGTTATTGGGACTGAAAGGGTCTTCCTTCCAGTTGCCCTTTATCTTCGTCGCCCTCGCCAAGTAAGACTTGCGATGCTTATTTGCTGTGCCTTCCGGCACTCTGCCCTCTGCTTCCGCCTTTGACCAGAGCAGAAAATCCATCATTCCCTTACGACCAAAGCGACGCACTTCGCCACTCGGCGTCGTCAACTGGAACTTATGGGTCTTGTCTGTCGCATAGTCCACTTTCAATCCCTTTGCCCTCTTTCGCACTGTCTCCAGATACCAATCCCTACCACTGCCTCTATTGCGTCGCAAATCATTGTCGTGGGAAGGGTTTCCGTCAAGAAAACTGTAGACCCTACTTTGAGCCCATTGGTCCTTGCTCAACTTCGCACTCATAGGAGCATTGACGCCCTTTACGAACGACCCCTTCAACCGGACAGAGGTCGGATTGGTCTTGTAAGCACCAATACCGCGATTGTAGACCTCTTGTAAGATGTCCAGTGGAACAAAGGACACTTCGGAGAGTTCCTTGAGGGAATACCCTTTGTCTGGAAGGTTGTGCGTCTTCAAGAAGTGTTGCCTATGCGTCATCCCAGCACCGGTTGCGATGTGGAGTGCGGTCAACTGCTTCTTTGCCGTCGCAAGAGGTAATGAATGATTGCTATGGAACTGACCAGTTGCGGTCGTCATAACCCTATACCCATCTGGAAACTCTACTATCTCGTAGGGCATTGCTGTAATATGAATAGAATAAAATCACCAGTAATGCTATAAGATGAGTGCCTCCGGTCTTTCTGTGCCTTCAACGCAAACATCACTTGGTCTTGGTGGTGGAAGTGGTGGATGGGTTGGAACTGCGACATCTGACCTCAATATGAATGGGAATAATATCACAAGTCCAGACAATCTTAACATCAATGGTGGAAGTATTGGAAGTGTTTTGAGCCTTACAGTGGGAACTCAAACAAGGAATGGAACTATTAACATAGATACTGATACTATCACTCTCAACTCCAAAAATGGTGCTAACCAGTCTTATCTTGAAGTCCAACCGACCCAGTTGGCGGTTGATACGCCGTCTGGTCAAATCTCTTTACTCAATGGAACATTTGGAGTATTGGCGAATGGTAGGGGGAACACATCTGATGGTTTTGCTCGTTTAAACATCGGAATGACTTCAGCAGACCATCCAGATAATGCTGATAATCCGAACATCGTCGCAAACTCGGAAGACCGTAGTCTGTTCATTATTTCTCAAGGTCCTTTTGGTTTGACTGGTCTTGAGGGTATCGGTATAAATACTGGAACTACTGAAGGAAGTGGCGGAGTATTCACCGTCGTCGGTGGGAACTTGTATTGGAATGGAGCATTGGTTCAAACCATACCAGCATAATGTATCCCAATGTATCTAAAATCGCAGAGTTTGCCGGTTTTACAAGCAAACTTTGAGATAGACTAACACTTTGCGATTTACCCTACACGACCCTACACTTCCAAGACAATCTCCTTTCTCTTGAGACCCACATAGACAATCCCACACGCTTCACGCTTCCTCGTAATCCCATTGAACTCCAGTAGGGACTTGAAACACGCATCGGCAATCTTATCTATATGCGTGTCCTCCAAGTATGCCCTCTTGAGTTCGGCAGACCCAATCTTATGGTTCTCGTCCTTTGTGATGTTGTAATGGGTATTCAACCAGACCTTGAGCGGATTGTTGTCATCAAGGTAGTCGCAAGTCGCCTCCGAGACCGACTTGGGTTGCTTGAGCGACTTCAAGTCCTTGATGGTCTTGTAGGTCTCCGTGAGCATCAAGCAGAACTCATCACGCCACGCGTCGGACTTACAATGACGCTCCTTGACATCTGGGTCGCCCAAGCGGTGGTAGGTCTCGGTCATCTTATCGGCTGCGACGAACTTGAAAGGGAACTGGATGATACGCATACGACGCTCAATCCCACCATCAATCTTGCTCATCTTCGGAATATTGTTCATCTGAAGGAAGACCTTGAACTGCGGAACATACTTGACGATATGCTTGGAGTGAAGTGTCCGTGCCTCCACTG